GTGGGTATAAATATCTGTAGCATCGTCAGGGTTTACAAAACCATAGCTCCTAGATCCGCCTCCATTGGAACTTCCGCCAGCAGCAGTACTAACAGCAGGAGCATCACTACCTGCACCACCGCCTCCTGAACCGGAAGCGGAATCTGCAGCTCCTCCATCGTTGGCATAACCAGTATGCCCGGTACTAAAAATACCAGTACCAAACACAGAATTGTCACCAAGGACCTTTGTGCCTGTAATTTGTGCAGTATTTTGATCATAATCATCAGGAAATACGTCAATACCACAGCCACTTCCGTAATTATGACCACTAGTGCGCCAAGCTTGACCGCCCTTTGCTTCAAGAAAATCTCCAGTGATATCATTCGTAATAATAGTTGACCAGCCACTAGTAGCGGCATCGTTATCACGATTTGCACTGTCATAGACACCACCGGAACCACCGAGACCAATGTCCACAGTATAAGTTCCAACTGGAAGTGTACCAGACCACACAGCAAGATTTCCAGCACCACCGCCTCCGCCGTGGTCGGAAGATCCACCGCCACCACCACCAACAAGGTACAACGTACATGCCTTGTCGGTGCCAGAGATAGTAATCTTGGTTTGAGAAGCATTCAAAATATCGTTGTTCTTGTAAATCTTGAAAAGATTTGTAAATGTCTGAGAAATATAAATATCCTTCAAATTTGATGAAGGGTCATAACCAGAAGCATAACCAACTTCGTTTGGTGGAGGTGGAGTTGGTGAATAATCTTCATACAAAGAAATATACTCAGCAGATTCACGATAAGACGTTGATATCTGAACACCATTACAAATAACTTCAGCAGCAAATAATGCTGCTTCAGCATATCCTAAAGCAGCTTCAGCTGCTATAACTGCAGCATCAGTCGCCGGATCAATTATACCGGCAGCAGCTGCTGCTTCTATAGCTGTTTGTACATGCCCTGCAGCTGTTTGCACATCTGCTTGCAATTGAGGAATAGTATTGCACGCCTGTTGAACAACACCCGACGCCCCGCCGCCGCCGCCTGAACGGCGGGACGTCCCGCGCCCTCAATTGTCGGTATAAGTCAGGTTCGTGCGGAACGAACATGAGGCAATATTATCCGACTTGAGGGTGCCTGTAGCATCGTACGTAATGATGAACAAACTGTAGACATTGTCTCCAGTAGGATACTGTTGATCAGTTTCATCGAAGGTTATCACCTTGTTCAGCTTCACATTGATGTTCACAAGGCGAGAGTGTTCCTTCCAGTTGTCGACTGGAACGACAGAACCCTCTAGGGAGTAATCACCACCAAAAGGTTGGATGAGTTTCTCATACACCTTGTGATATCTGCCAGAATTGATATCGCGCAACATGTTGTTGGCAATAGCTCCGTCAGAATCCCAGAAGTGGGGAGCACCTGTCGGTGCTGTTGTCCATATTGCTGTAGGGCGCACTCCGTGCGCCATGTCATTCTTGTTGCCACGAATGACCATGACACGGTACATCACATTGGGTCTGTCATTCTTGTTAGAAATCCAGAGCCTGATGTTCAAATTCTTGGCATAAATCTTATTGCCAATCCTTTGACCGTCAGCAGAGCCGATTGGAACAGAAACCATATTGGGATGGACAGCCCAAATAGGGGGTTCTGAGACCATATCCACCATGTCCACGACAGCTGCTCTTGTCATAGTCTTGGTGATGTCCCCTGAAATACATAGACCGTTGTGAAACAACTCAACATTCTCCTCCATTGAAGTCTTCGACTTTGTTTCTCCTGCACGCATTACAACGGACTTGACGTAGGACTTGAGGGCAGCTGGTGCCTTCATTGGGGTCCGACGATTGTAAGTCTTTGCAGAATAAGGAGAATAACGGGAACGGGGACGAGAGCGAGCCTTATACGACGGCATCTTCTCTGTTAGTCAACTTACGCTTCGCGTAAGCTTGAAACTTGTCGATTGGCTTAGCCAACCAAACTACTAGAAACAAGAAACCTGTCCAACACGACTGGAAAGTCGTC